CTCAATGTAAAATGGTATTACATCAAGTTAGTTACAAGAACTCTTCTGTAATAGATGTTGGCATTGTATGTCAATGCACCAGCACCGGAATTTGCGAAAGGATTGGATACCATTCCATATCTGGTCTTGAATCCAATCTTTGGCTGAAAGCTGTTCTCACCAACGGCACGAACCATTTGCAATGGAACGTATGGGCAGTAGAACAATCCGGCATCGTATGCACTTGATCCCTTATAACCACAAACAAAGTAGTTTGTTGCTTGTGTTGTTGCATAAGGATCAATGTATACTCTAAATCTACCGTTAAGAACACCAGCAAAAGTATTACCAGTATCATCAACATTAAGATCTGTTGACATTGAAGGTGCATAATCGAGAACACCTGCCATCTGAAGTGCAGAAGCAATATCTGAAGAAGTCATAAGGATGTTACCTTTACCTCTTCGTGTCTCTTTACCAATCTGATTAGCTTCACGCTCGATTTGGAACAAGAGACCTTTGAACTTCTCAACCATCCATCTACCGTTTGAATCGACATCCATATCGAATGTACCGGCAGAAGCAGTATTTACTTGAGCACCAGTTTTGGCGTTATTGTAAATTGTTCTGATTACTTCTCTGTTAATCTCAGAAAGAATCTCAGCAGAAAGAATATTGCTAAGTTCTGTTTCAGCATCAAGACCATGAATAGCTTTCAAGTCTTGGGCGAGTTCCATTGTGTACTCACCTTTCAACGCTCTTGTCTTAGCAGTAACAGTAATCTTGTCAATACTAAATGCCATTTCAGCGAAAGCGTTAGATGCTGAATCACCAAGAGCTTCACCAGTTGCTGTTGCCATACCTGCACCAGCTGTATAGGCTGTTGAGGATGAAGCTGCAGCTGCTGGGTTACCATTGGCTGAATGTGTACCTGTACCGGAAAAGTCAGAATCGGCTTCGTTAAAAAGAGCCTCAGTACCACCTTGAGTACTGAATCTTGACTTCATGGCAAAAATAAGACCTGTTGGTCCAGTCATTGGCTGAACACCACAAACGTCATAAGCGATCAATTGTGGCATTGCTCTACGAACCAAAGAAATCAAAACTGGATCATAATTATCAATACTTGATCCAGTTTGGTTCGCAGGAGCTGCTTCAGACAAAAATCCAGATCCACCATGTTCTTCGCTAATTGCTTTCTCTTGGTTTTCCAAAAGTACTGCAGTTACAGACTTTCTGTAAGAGTCTTTAATTGCAGGAAGATCAGGATGGTCAAGGACTGGAGCCCACTTTTTTTGAATATTTTCGGCTAAAAACATTTTAACTCCTGAATGTTATTATTTAAGTGTCCTTGAAATTGCTGACATATAATTTTTCATTTTATCGTCAACTTCTTCATCGGTAACTTGTTCTTCACTTTCTTCATTATTTACATCTACTTCCTCTACCAATGTTTCTGCTTTTGAAACTTGCTTAGGAAAATAATTTTCTTTAATTACTTGAACTTTCTCTTCAAATTCTTCTGTACTTTCATCGTCTGTTACTTCTGAAAGTTGCTTTAATTTTTCAGCTTGATTTTCGGAAAGTCCTTCAGAAAAAGTTCTTACGACTTTTTCTTTCTTAAACTGATTTACTTGTTTTGTCAATTCCACTGTTTCGTTGATTTGATCATTAAGTTGTTTTTCAAGATCCTCAACTTTTTCAAATAGATCATCTACTACATCTACTTTGTCTTCAGGAATTGTAATATAATGTTCATTGAACAAATTCTTCATGCCAGTAATGAAACTCTCTGTAATTTCTGTTCTGACACCTTTTTCAATGGCCAATTTATTATCTTCAACCCATTGTTCTGAAACATAATTGAGATAGCCATCAACTTGCTCAACAAGCTCTTCTCTGATAGTCTTAACTTCTTCTTCGATTCTGGCTTCAAAAGTTTCTTCAAGCTGAACTTCTTTTTCAAGAAGTGTTTCTTTTACTTTAGCTTGTACTGCAGCTTCAAAAATTGTAGCTGCTTTAGATTTGAATGCATCCGAAAGCTGATCTTCACCTTCTGTTAAAGCATCAATATCATCTTTAACATCAAGTGGATTGTAATCTTCCGCTTCAGCATTTTCTTCAAGTGAAATTGCATTCATAATCTTTTCGTAATTGTCCATGATGTCAGCTTTTTTCATTTTACCTAAAGTATCATAAAAACGACTCATGGCTTCAGCTTTTGTCTTAGGCATGGAACTTGAACCTTGCGTAATAGGAGACATATCTCCTTGAGCTTTGTCACCTTTCCGTGCCTTAACTTTCTTAGTTACAGGATCAGGTACTGTTCCAGATCCTGGTGCTTTTAAACTCTGTGAAACATCCTGTGCACTTGGTTTTTGACTAGAACCTTGCATTACAGTTGATTCACCACCTGTATTATCTGCAGATCGTTTGTTAGCTTCAACAAGACCAATCTCTTCAATAAGAGCTTCTGCTTCGTCAGAAGAAAGACCTTCTGCTTCGCACTTCTCTTTTATTTGTTCAATTAATTGGTCTCTCTCATCACCTTCTACTTCCAATGCGTGTTGAGTGAGCTTCTCCAGTTCATTCAAACTTTCCGCAAGAGACTGTTCTTGTTCAGACATTGTAAGACTCCTGATTTACTGATTAATTTCTTAATATATTTATAAATGTTATAGTTTTGATAAAAACTTTTCAAATGCAATAATGTCGGCTTGATTATTATTATATT